GCTGAAGAAAACCCTTTCATATCTGACACTGCACCTTCGTCTGTGAGATTTAGTTTTAATTGTCCTGTTTGTGGTTCTCCTCTCGTATCCGTTTGTTGTGGGTTGGACCACTCCACCAAAAACTCTCCATTTTTATATGAAACACTCAGTGGTATATTACGCATAAAGACATCATAAAATCCATCTCCATCCGTATCTTCGGTTGGTGTTCTCATTTGTTGTGTAAACTCAAATGGTATATCATACTCATAGTGTGTAGACCAGTCACCTATGTGTTTGGTAGTATCTACGATGGGTAATATTTTCTCTGGACTATAACCCACTTGACCTCCAGATTCATATGTCCCTCCTGCATTTATGGAAACATCTTTTTCATGGGGAAACTCTATATCAATGGTTCCTTTATCTTCATTGTGAGTAATTTTTGATATAACATAATATTGATCATTGAAGTTTGCTCTTGGTTGATTGGTTGGGTGTGCCGAATAACACATATTCACTCCTGTCAAATAAACTCTGTCTCCGACGTGAAACGGTGTTGGGGGTTTTGCCGAAATATAAAAAAGTTCCGCATCATATCCATTGGCAAACGCATCACCCACTATATCGTATTGTCTGAGTGACATTTCTCGTTTTGTCTGTTTTTCAACATAGTCCTCAATACCAGAACTACCATTGCAATTCTGTTGTGCAGTTGTAGTAAGCAACCCATCCACATTCAAATCTTGTGTATCATGCCCTACCAATTTTACATCCAAATTAAGTGCATCCTCTGGTGTCATCGACGAACTATTTGATTCACTCGAAACTATATTATGCACATAGTCATATGAAGATTTCTGTATCTTAAGTAATGTTTTTGTTTTCTTAAAATAGGATACACCGGCCGTGTTGTTAAGCACTTTGCCCTGTTGCCATTCTATATCAAATGTGGCCACAGTGGGTGGGTGAAATACCGCCGAAACGTCTAATTGTAATTTTCCGGAATACTCCCCAGTAACAGTGGCGACGGACTTGGATGTGTTTTGAATCGTGAAATGTGTGTTATATTCAATATCAATGGGAATTTTCTTTTGTATTGTGTTTGGTATTTTTACTGCATTCAAATCACCGTCAGTAAAAACTCTTTCAATTTCCCGTGTTCTGGTTTTATCACTCTCCGACTTACGATCCATCGCACCAGTCAACTTATATACACCCAACAGTGATTTGGATATCGACCCACCAAATGTTACCGCATCGCATTCATCATACACCCTACCTCCAATCCTTCCAAGTACACTCAGTCGTTTTACGTGTCCAGTTTGTATTTGTCCTATGAAGTCTCCATAAAGTTTTCCAACCACTCGGTGTCCGTTAAAAACATACCCAAATATAGCATATCCTGCCGTATTAAACTCACCGAATATATCTGGTTTTTCTCCATTAATAGTTGTATCTTTGTGTATCCATGCTATATGTCGTTTTAATTCTTTCTTATTTGATATTGCGGAACCCAATTTTCCATAAAACACACAATCAAATTCAGACTCACTCAACAGAGTTCCACTTATTTTTACTGCATTGTAGGTTTTGTTACCTCCACCATCAATTGCATATCTCTTATATACAGGAGAAAGTTTTTCTATCTTATATCCAGACGAAATTCCTTGAATCGAATTCACCCCATACATTAATTCGTTTGGAATGTTTTTGACAGAGTTCATGTTATACTCCGTTGGAAACCAGTTGGTAACTTTGGGTGTCTGTTTTGTATAAAATTTATATCCTGTTGTGTTGATTTCCAAGTCCGTTTGATCGTAGGGCCTGCTATTTGCATGAGAAACCATATTTTTTGTATTTGGTTTCAGATTAAAATAAATGTCGTCGAACTTCAAAATCTCATTTACTATAGGCCTTCGCCTTATTTTCGGTCTTTCCAATAAGGTAGGTTCAACCACCAAACCTGCAATAAGTCTGCTCCTGGCAGGAACTAATTTTTTCAAATTTTCAAACAACGATGGATCTACATATGACTCAACTATATTTAGATAAGCGGTAAAGTCCAGTTTTCCGAAACCTTGTTTAAAAAACAACTCACGAATTCTTTCAAATTCTTGATATGTTTCACTATACAAATCCTCTGGATTTCCAATATAATCTCCCAGTTTAAAATTACCGAAAAATCTTATTATTTCGTGGTTTATCAAGTCACTTGAACTGAAATACACACCCACCGTATTGGTGTCTGCGGTTAATCTATCATTGCTCTTCAGTGTTGACCTAGACGCAACCGAAAGTTGGGTCATAAGTTTCTGCGATTCTATTCTTACCTTATTGTTATTAAAAACCTGTGCACCATACGAAGGTAATTTTGCGAAATGCCGAATATTCTCACCCACAAAGTCATATGGGTATTCTTGTTTTTGAAAATTATAGCACTTCGCACAAACTGGTACATCGTTACGAAATGCCGAATTCTCAACTATACCATATGACTGTGTGTCGGTTGCATTTAGTGAATATGGATAGTCAAAGTTTGCCTTAAAAATTAAATCCGTGGTCAAACTATATGGGTTATCCATATCATATGATTGATTGAATAGTATGTGGTTTTCAAATCTGGATTCATGTAGTGGGGTTTCGTACATTCGCAACCTGTCCAACCTTCCAAAAAAATTAGAATCTACATAATTCCCAAATGAAATTGATTCAGAATTACTTCCATTGTAAAATTTATCATATGAAAAATCACTTGTAGCAAATTCCGCATATGATGAGTACACTACATCCTGACCTTCGACTCGTTTCACATATATTTGTATACCCCTCCTATGTTTATCGGCATCACCCGAGTTCCTGTTAATTAGTACATCATATTTTGTAGAGTTGTATGGTGTGACCAGGGTTTTTTCGGTCTGTACATCTTTTAGATAGATGGTTTCGTATGTTTCGTATCCGCCCTCGTCTATAAGAATTCTAAAGTAAAATCTGCCATATTCATGCGAAGTGGAATCTGCTTCCGGTTCAAATCCAAATTGCCACCCAGACGTTCTAACAATTTCCACCGATTTGCCTCTGTCAACTTGTGTATCATCAAATCCAAATCTAAACTCCACCGAAGCAACATTATAGTTTGGACTGGACCACTCTATGTCAAGATACTGATTTTTCTGTGATATTGTTAAGTAATAGTCAAAGGTATCAAAACTATAAAGTGCCTCGTCACTTAAGTCCGTGTTATATTCAACCCCACCGAATTCACGTGTTCTGAACAAATAGTCTGGTACACCATAACATCTAAATAACGCCCGAATGGATTGTTCTGTCCCAACTGTTTTTAAAATTTGTGGTAAGTTGTTTAGAATTCGTCTCCATATAACATTCTTTTTCTCTTTGAACTTCTTAATAAACTCCAAATGACTTTTTGTTTTAACTTGCTTGGTAAGGGCATTGATTTCTCCATCGTCATACCCACTGAAATTCCCCCCGAAGTAATTCAACATATGGGAAACCATGTCATTTGGTATTCCCTTTTCTGCACTGTTCCTCGGTTCACGAATCGTCCCTATACCAGCCACGTACATATGTATCAAATCAAATTGATGTCCGATGAAATTCAAAAAATCAAAATAATCAACATTATCATCATCCCTAGTTATAAATTCTGGTGTATTATTTAATAATGAATTATCATTATGTTTGTCATAGAAATCCGCCTCCTTTGCCTTCACCGCATACCAAGCATACGCAGGACTTTGTGAAAATTCTGCCATCGTGCTTGGTATTGGTTGTGGTCTATAATAGGTACGAGATGTCAAAAATACATAACTGGCATCGGTCATGGGTATTTTCTTTCCCACACATTCACCACATTTGCAGAAAAATTCCCACATATCGGACTCACCTGGGATGTCTGTTTGTCCAGGATGTTGGTCTTGTTTTACCAACCAGATTGCTTCACCGTGCAGTGCTGGGTCACCATATGTATAATCCAACGTTGTAGATGACCAATCGTCAATCCCGTCACAATCGAATTCTGCTCTTGGCCAACTTACATATGTATATAGCAACTGCTCTCGCAACTCTGCTAGTCGTTCCTCATACTCATAGTTTGTTCCGTTTTGATAAACCTTGGACATAATATCATCAATTTTAGATTGAACCTCCTCGGCTTCATCGGTCAGTTTAATAATATCTTCAAAATATAGAAACCGTTCATAACCATCAAATCCTTTCATCATAGTCAATTTCTCCGAACTCAATGCTTCCATTTGAGTGTCATATGAAAGTTTGCCAAATTTCTCCGGTGATGTTAGTCTCCACGATCTTCGAATAGATTCTAGTTGTCTATCGATTTCCGATACCTTTGCAAGTTTGAAGATAAACACATCCAATCTTTTTCTTGCAGACGAAAACTTCACAAAATTTTCGAATGAGGAGTAATCAATTGTCAAATATTGGTCTTCCGTTCGGCCGTGGAAATACCTTGAAATCTCATCTGTAATTGACAACGGTGTTCCGTATAACTCGGTTCTCCACTCTACCTCAAGTTCTTTAAGTCTCTCTCGCAAACCCTCGTCCAGTTCGGCAGTTGAGTCGAGCAAAGCATTTCTCTGTATCTCCGATTTAGTTTTGTCAAGTTCTTCCGAAGTATATTCCCTCGTTCCTCCGGAGGATGTGAATGATATATTCGGGCCACGCATTTTATACAACACAGGAACTGTGCGTTTGTACATAATCGCAGTCTGTATTATGTCGTCCGAATATGACGTGTTTGATATGTGAAGTGACCCCCCTACCACAATATCCGTTGGTAGTGGTTCGATTAGTTTTATTACCAGTGGCCGGTGTTTTCGGTTATCGTTTGAATTTTCTGTGCCCCGTGACGCACTAATAAACGTTATTATTCTGCCCCCACCAAAATTAAGAACATTTGAAAAATACGAATCAAATCTTGCGGTATAAATAGCAGATACTAGTGCGGTGTTATATTGAGCAATCAATGTTTGTCGGTATACATCATATGGATCGGATAGTGTTGCATCTACATCTTTGTTTGAAAATCGTTTACTGTTGTCAAGCACCCAGTCAATGCACTTGATATACTCAATGGCAAATTGTTTTTCGGAAAAAACTTCATTATACTTCCACAACATAACATTGGAAAATAACTCAACACTCTTATCATGAAACTCGGTGCATTCGTCTGTAAAATCGTGGTAAGAATTGAACTTAAACGCCGTGACCACACCGTATATCAAATCCGAGTACCCCTCTATTTCATTATCCGCAATTACTCTATCAACATATGTGCGAATTCCCTCGGTTTTTATAAAATTAAAAGTTTCGTTGTAAACATGAGCAACCAATGTTCGTTTATTGAAAAAGTTTTCATATTCAAAATTTAAAGCAACTTCAAGTGGTTTTCGGGATGTCTTCAATGAACTTGGCATCACCTTGAGTTCTGTTCGTGAAGGTGATATGTTTTTTATTACAAGTTTTGAATCGGAATCCGACGCACCTATTATTTCATTCCTAAACGAAACTCCTATATTGTGCGTTCCGTCAGTATATCCCAAATTTTTTAGTTCATGTGTTGGTGATATGACAACCTCACCAGCGGCAGTAACTGGATAATTTCTATCAAATGTGGACAACGAACCAATTCTATGCTCTCCGTTATAATCAATAAAATCATAGTCTCGTTTTACAAAAATTTCATTTCGTTCAACTACATTCGATGTAATTAATTCATTGTCGGATGAGTATACGGCAAATTCTACAACATCCTTCTGACTTCTACCGAATTCCAGAGGAACTTGGGAGATCTCATTTCCGGCGAGCAAATCAAACATCGATTCATCAATAGGTGAACCTCGGGGGAAATCAAACTCTCTATTGGTAGCAGTTGAAAATTTCTTTACAAATTTGTGATAGTTTGCCATAACCAATTCATATTAATTTATGATCCACTCATAAATGGGAAACTATCCGCAGTTTCTTCAACCTCATCTTCAGACTTTGGTAGAAATGGAAACTTTTCACTGAAATCCGTGTCAGTTGTCCCCTGTCCGAGTGAAATCCTCTGTGAAATAATCAAATCCTTCGAGGCCGAAAAATTCTCCGAGGCATTTTCTTGAAATTTTACTCCCCTTTCAATCTCTGTATCAAGTGTGTCCGACAATTCGTCTATCTGACTTTGAAGTATTTGTTCTTGCGCTAGTTGATCTCCAAGTTCATCCTCAATCTCATCTGCAAACTCCACTACCAACTCTTCATCCGTAGAGGTATTTTCTGGATCGGATTCGGTGTCCGTAAACTCTGAAACTCTCGTATCAAAAAAATTTTCTACCTGTACTTGATCGAACATATTTTTCCGTGGAGTTACCTTTATTAAAAACTTATCGACCTCCACAATATCAAGATCATCGGAATTTGAACTTAATATAAGATTACTATATTCATCAAGTTGTGAACCATCATTTGGTGTCTTTATAAACTCATCATACGATTCTTGGTTAAAATCGTATGCGGTTATGTATGTTGGGAAAAGTTTTTTCATCGTCATGTCGTTACCATAAATTTTACTTTATCGATGTGCTCCAGTGTTTGTGTAGGTGTTTCCATTCTAATTATAAATTCATAAATTCTGCCGACACTCAAGCACCCAAAATCAAAATCAAAATAGTGACCGTTGGCATCGCAATTTATACGTGAATACTTATCCATCGGCACTCGCATCTCATGCGTATCTGCGTCGCGAATCGAATAATATATTGGGTGGTCTACGTAATTATTTTGTGAATAGTTGGAATGTTTTTGGAATGTTTTTGGTGGATATTTTTCACGCACACCAACTTTTATACGAACACTTTCTTTTACCGAAACCTTTGCCTTGATGCCGCGCAACTTTATAACCACATCATCCTCTGTTATGTGGTTAATTTTTGATTGTTGTAGTGTTGTTGTCCGGGACAATATTGCATTACAATCTGATGTATCGTTCGGTGTAGATAGACTTCCACTTACCGCACAATCACTTCCACTGACCAACCCTGCACTTCCACTTATGATACATGGACTTCCGGATGGTAGTCCTGACCAATCCGATGTTACTATGCAATCACTTCCACTGACCAACCCTGCACTTCCACTTATGATACATGGACTTCCCTGTGTCAAGGTTGATCCTGTCGTATTTGTCTGTTCGTCTTGCGTTTCATATAAACATTCAAGTTTCTCCGATGGGATACATTCGCACGGGTCGAAATAGTAATCGTTATATCCAATTCTAACATAAGGACTGTAAATCGTGTTCGTATCTTTTGAAAAGAAGTCTATCTTTCCTTCGGCCGAAAGATTCTCATCTTTAAATTTTATCAGGAGTCCGTTGTTTTCAATATCTCCGGTTATCCACTTCTCAACTATCTTTGTTATATTGAGTGATACATCGGATGTTCTCTTCACGAATTTATATTCACATACCAATTCTTCCGCATCTGGCCCACTTTCTGTGGATCTAATAAACGAAGCCCCTTCACTTTCCCAGGAAAGTCTTGTGTTACTTCTTGATTTCCAAGTAACACCTTCATATGAAACTTCTGTGTCGTACCTTCTACCAACACCCTCTTCCCACGACTCCGCAACTGGAAAAACCTGCAATGCACCTTTGTGCTTAACTTCCTTGGATTCTGTTATTTTCAGATTTAAAAAATACTCCGAGTTCACCAATATATCATCGGACACTCCGGAGTTTTCAAAATCAAATCTCATTAAAAATCTGGAAACTCGATGTCCGGACAGTTCACTATATGTATTTTCCAGTTCCAATATCTCGTCAAATCCTGTGTTTAGGTCTACAAGATCTTTGTGTTTATATATAGTTGAGTCCGCAGCTGCGTATAAAAAAATGTTCACTATACAACCCTCCCCACAATATCACGGGTTGGAAACTTTAACTCAAATATGGATGGGTCCATTGATGGATATACAACTTTATTAAATGTGGCCGAGTCCACATCATATACATTGCTAGAGTAATTTCCATCCTCAAGTGTTTTGTTGTAAACTCTCAAACTAACCACCGACTTAACTCCGTAAACACGGGCAATCGTAAGTTCCAAGTCACCCAGTTCAATTGGCTGAGCAATTTGCCACTTGTCTATATTGAAGAAAGACCTAACTGCACGGATGGTTTCACTCAGCACATCAATTTTATTGTAGTTTTGAAATACCGATATTTCCAAATCCACTCCAACATTAATAACAAACGCGTTCGTTATATTTATTCCGTCTGTCATTAATTTATATTGACCCAGATATGTTCTAAGATTCTTAAATATCAATTCGTTGGGAGAGACAAGGTGTTTGTCCCTGTCATAACTCAGCACATACATATTAATTGCAAACGGATTGTTTATTTCTCCATATGCAGTAGTTAATCCTGCCGGACTTGTCTTAGTCGGTTGTGCCTCTAGTGATTTTATCAATGACAGTTGTGTTGCGGAGTCCAATATTCCGTCGGGTGTTACATATGCCTTTGCGATGCTTCCGAACTTATTGGGCATTGAATATGCTCGGACAACATAATCTTCCCGTGTAACCGCACGATTTTGTGCGGAAAAATACGCAAGGGCATTCATTCTTATTTCCTCGGTTGGTTCGGCATTTTCACCCCCCAGTGCAGGGTCTGGATTATTTGCACGAATACTACCTCGGATAGTATCAAGTATGGATGATTCCTGTGCAGTCAAATATTCACTTTGGTCTTCAAATGAAATTGATGAAATATTATTCAACGAATTTGATGCTACATTTGATGTAAGTCCTCCACCAACATAATATTGTATGGTGAGTGTTGTATTTGCCGGAGCTTCACCGTAACTTTTTGTCTTGAGAAAGTTTGATGGATCATACGCAAGTTCAAATCCCTTTTCAGTTTTCAATATTCTACCGACATTGTTTAAGTTTGGTATTATTATCTCATCATCTATCTTATCAGTTCCTGCGCCGAACTCTAATGTCACCGTATTGTCGGAATTCACTCGTGTAATAAATCGTCTAGATGTTCGCAACAATCTCATTATGTATGGTGTTGTTTCTGAATATTTGCTATAAAATGGGTTTCGGTTGTCGGTGTTTGGTTCTTCTACAAAAATAGTATCTTGGGCCAAATTAGGCACCTCGTGATATTGTTGGCCGGAAGAATCTTTCACCGAGACTATTTCAAGAACATTTGGTTCTATAAGTTCCACCTCGAAAAATGGTTCACCATTTCCTACAACAACCTCTCTGGATTTCAGTGTGCCGGCCGAGGCCATCGTAGTTTTCTTTAATAAGTAAAACGTGGGTTCACTGGTAACTGGATCTCTATCGAACACCGAAACTACACGTGGTCGGTTTTCACTCTCCTCTGTAAAATTAACCGATTCAAGTGTTCTAAATACTACGGGAGTTGACTCACCCGATGTAATTTCCATACCCTGGGCAATATTTAAAGCAAATTTATAATCGGGTTCGGTTGTTCCTGTTGAAGAATTAGTCTTTGCCGGAACGAGTTGGTACACTTCCAGTGATGTGGCTGCCGAAATTGCCGGTTTTGGTTTATACCCCAAATAGTTCGCAAGTGTCACTACATTTTTTCGTTCTTCTGCGTGTTGTATAAACCCCTCTTTGAATTGATAATCTATGTAATACGATAACACATCACCTACATAACTTGCCATTTCAATGAACATCATTCCGGTGGAATTCTCACTAAAATCCTTATATGTTTGTGGGAAATAAGATTTAGCGTAGTTGATTAAATTCTGTCTGAACGCGTTGAAGTCTTTCCCCAGATAATTTATATCTCTGGATGCAAGTTTTACTGGGGTAGTTTCAAATCCGTCTGCCATATCATATCTCTAATATTAAAATTTGTTCAGAATCTGGGATGTTTGTCACCTTGAATCCTATGTGAAGGGTTGCAGAACTTGGTGTGTTAATCAAATCCCGCTCCACTCTAACATATAGTATCATTGCTTCGGGCATCCAAATTGCAGTTGCTTCCTTCACCGAATCTTCGAATAGGTCGTCCATGTGGTCGTCCATGTTTGGTTCAAACAACAACTCCCTCAGATCACTTCCATATGTTGGCATCATGGGACGTTCTCCCTTTGCAGTCATAAGTAACATCTTTAGGTTTATCAGGGCCCTCTCCATGTCCGAATGTGTTTGTAGAAAGTATCCACCACTGCCCTTTCTGTACGGTAGTTTAATGCCAAGTGGTATTGTTGTTGTCATTTAACTTACGCACCCCCATTTCGTTTTTTATCGATAGCACCCAACAAGTCCGAATAGTTTCGTGTAAGAGCCGCAGATAGTTCTGGTGGAAGATCCTCTTCGTTGACAGGATTCCCACTAAGGTCGGTCAGTCCTTCATCCGAGGTTATTCCCTCTGCCCCAACTCTACTAAGGCCTCCGTCCTGGGGGACCCCACCGAGCGTAGCATTTAGTGCCTCATTAAGTGCAGGGTCTTTTGCATATTTAACAAGATTCTTCTTTTTTGGTGCAGATACAACCTTAGTTTCTGTCTTTAACACCTGTTTTGCCAATTGTACCGGGTCAGTTTCTCGTACCAAACGTTTACGTACCTTGGGTTTTGGTGTAGGGTTTACACACTCCTTTATAATCGCAGGCAGACTTTTCTTTAGTTCCTGTCTTACTGCAAACCTAATGATTTCTATTAACTCTTTTTTCTTCATAACTCTTTCTTATTAACCTTTCTATCCAGATATAAATATTCTTTCACTCAATAATGTTGGCAATCTTGCACGTAAACTTGCCAATGACCCCTGTTGTGCGGGTCTGGATGTTGTAATGTACGGGTCATGGTGGACATGAGATGATAACCAACCACACAAATCTGATAACCACGCTGTTGTACAGTCTCCCTTCAACGTTGGGTGACACTGAGATGTAAATAATCCCAAATGCACACTCGGTGACACTATGGAGACATGCTTGTCGGAACGCATAACTATCCGTTGCTTTGCATCCATTGTTATTTCATCATCCGTTGTAACAAAAAACTTCTTTTTGGAAAAAATTCCAGTTTCTTGAGTTTTTGATGATATTATTACTCGTTCCGAGTTGATTATGATTTGATTGCCTGTAAGTGTGGGTAGTTGTTTTCCAAAAATCGCGTCACCATCTGTTTTTTCCAAAATTGACTTTTCAACCTTTTCCATCTCCTCGTTGAAAGTCTTGTCATGTACCTTTTTTGCCGTATTTATTTCTGCTTCGATTCGTGGAGTGTCCATGAGTGTTGTTAAATCTTCTTCGTCCAGCAATGCAACTGCATTTAGGTCGGCACTGGCAAGCACAGTTCCCTGTAAGGAGGCTTTGGATATTTCTTTCCCACTCATGAAGGATGTCACTTTGGTTGCCGTCGCACTCACCGGGGTTACATTTGCGGTTGGTTGTGACGGTGATTGGATAACCCGTTGTCCAGCAGGAAGTTCAACCCCCCCAACCGAGGTTATACCACTTGTAGTCGTTTTTGCACTTGTTGTGGAGGCCTCTTTTCTTGGTGGAGTTTGTTGGGGTATGGTTGGGGTTGACGAAAGTTCTCCACCAAGCAAAGCTGCTATTCCAGTTGTTGGGGTTTGAGACGCACTTACTGCGGAATCTGACCTGCTAGATGATGACATTCCCACGGGGGGAGTTGTGGATTCTGTGGATGTTCCTGTAAATAGTGATGCTATACCGGGTAGTGATGTTGAAAGTGTCCCTTGTTGGACGGCCTGTTGATTTCCAGTTGTTGGTTGCTTCTCTCTAAACAATCCTGTGAGTGGATCAAATTTCACATGGGCTTTTTCCTGCCCACCTTTGGTCAGTGATAGAGATGTTTGTCCGAATGTTTTTGACGCAGCTACCAGTGCATCCACATCTCCCGTCAATGACCTATAATTGGTATCAAATTTTGGATGATTCCTGGCATATGTTCCGTAGGTTCCATCTCCAACAAATTTGTCACCCAATTGTTTTGTCAATTCCGAGTCAGTTAATAGTTTGTTTGTTTCACTCCTAAAAGTATCAACCAACGAAGATTTATAATCAACCTGTGTTAACCAGTCACATAGATCCATTAGTAGGTCATTTAAGTTCAACGACTTAAATGAACCAAAATTAAACTTCAAACCCCGAAGTTTATCAAACAAGGCCTTGAGCATGGCAAGTAATGACAAGTCAATCCCCAATGATAGTAACCATCCCAGTTTTTCTTCAGTCTTAGACCCATAACCACGTCCGTGTTTTTTTCGCAACGCAGCGCATATTGCCCTGATGCCGAATGCGGCCAATTTAAACAATTTAAACATCGGACTGTCATTGGAATCTATCCCCAAATCATCCAGACCAGGAATGCCTATTCCGAGAGATGTTGCGGCCGAGATAGCACTACCAACTGAGGAACCCATTAATGAGGACTTTCCGGCAGTTCTGGCAGAAACCACCGATTTAACAATACCCCGCTCATATTGTGGGTTGAGGGAAAAGTTTCCGGATGCTATTGATTTTACAAACTTCTTTCGTTGAGACTTTCTACCGGATGCAGGTGACCCAGGTGAACTTATAAATTTCTTAATCGACTTCGTTCCAATTCCACCCAGTCGTTTTCCTATCTTAGAACCTAGTGGGCCGCCGACCGCGGTTCCCATTGCAGATCCCATGGCCCCTCCCAAGTCACCCTTTTTTAGTGAACTGGATATGTCAGAGAACGGATTTAGTCCGGCGGCTGCCCCCACTCCTCCTCCCAGGGTGGTTGCCATCATATCAGACTCGTTCGGTATTGATAGTCCTCCCAGTGATCCCTTCTTCTCTTCTGAATTATCTATGCTTTTTACTTTCTTCGACCCTATTACCGAATTCGCCAGTGCATATAAACCACTAAATCCACCACGCCTACACCCAATACACCCATACCACACATTATCATATGAATGACTGATGGTTGATAAAAACTCAGACTTTGTATTACCAGATGTCATATGTATTGAACTTCCGTCACGGTTTATATCCTCAAGTATGTTAAACTGAAATTTGGTTTCTTTGTCCGTTGTTATGTGTTGCCGGTTTCTTATTAATACCATCGGGTTCCCATAGTTTCCATCATATGATTCTCCATGTCCCTTTGATGTTCCCCTATCAAATATTGGATTATCCACATAACACCCAAACCGTACACTACTTCCGAATCTACTCTCTAATATAGTGTCACCTTCGTAGTGCCTCAGTGGTCTTATTTTGTTATTTGCCTTAAAGTATTTTCCGAGAAACGAACCATATGATGCCTGTGAAGGACCCAGATTAGAACGATTTCTGGCACCGACCAAGTTATCACTTGTGTGTGAAGTAACTCCGTCATTTTTTCCATATTGATGTTCGTATCTAAAATCGGCCGAGTTGTTTATGAAATTTCGGGTGTTCAGCCTCCTTGAGTAATATTTCGAACCCATGAACTCCACCACTATCACAAGTTCGTTTACCAATGGGTATTCCATGAGACCTGCTTCCAGTGGAAGTATCCAATCCAGTTCGTTGACTGGAACCGTTTCCTGACTGTTGATTTCCCTTGCCTTGATTCTACCTATCCACGCATAATCCAAGTCCTCTGTATTATTATAACCACTTGGCCATTCGTTGTGATTTTGATGTGGTGACCCTTTGTCCTTCTTGAACACAGAGTGCGATTCGTCCCTAATTACATCAATAACCACGGCCGGTTCGAGTTCATAAAATAAAATTCCCTCAGGTTTTCTATTGTAAACTTGTCGTTGGGTCATCAACGACATAATTTCCAGGTCTCTACTTTCAGACCGTTTATAATATTTACTATGGGCCATCTTTGTTTGGAGTCTCGGTTATCTCATCGAGTTGATTGGTTATCGCAGTGTCCACCACTTTGATGTCCTTTAATTCACCTTGGACACTCTTAAGTAATTGTTCTTTTTCGTCTTCACTTAAAGTGTAGTCTCCACTCTCGTCACCAGAGCTTCCACCATTTATAACTCGTTGTAAAACGGCAGAAAGTTTTACAAGTTGGTCGTCGTTTTTTATGCCCACATCAAGATAGTCCTTTATCATTGGTGCAACTACAGTAGCACCTCCGACATCTTTAATCATCCCATGCAAATCTTTGATAAGTTGATTTATCTGATCCTTTTTATGAGATGAATTATTATAGATATCCCGAACCAACGAGGAAAATGTTTTTCCTTCAAAAATCTCTATGTCTTTTTCCATAAATTATAAATATAGACATATATATTTTTTTACAGAACTACGTCACTTATGTATGTCCACCTCAATATACCCAAGTTTCCTATATTGCTCTTGTATATTCTTCTGTGCATTCTTCATCTTGTTGATAACCTTAGTAATATTTTGAGTTTTACAGTTTGTCATCTCTCGTATATATAAATACAAGGCCTTTTTATTGAAATTTTCTATCGTGGCACAATTTCTAAAAATCTCGACTACGGCCGATGCAATGCGAAATTCATTTTCTTTTTTAAACATTTTTTCAAGATTGGTGTCCCAAAAATCAATCATCAATTCAAGAAACTCAGATAACTCTCGTCTTTTTATCTCGGCCTTTGGAAATACAGTCAACTCCTTGTGATCATACACAACCTCATCGTCATCAACACTGGTATGCCTCTTAAATTTTTTATAGTTTCCATTATTATATAATATCAAAAAGTTCTTTGCTATAATACTAAAATAAGAGAAGGCCTTTCCGTTTTCTTGTTTATACTTGTGTATGTTACTCACCAAATTACTTACTACTTCTTTCTGAACTTCTTCGTGACTGCACTGAAAATAAGAAAACTTAAAAGTGTTTAGTATGTTTTCCGCAAGTTTATCAAATGCATAACTTATACGGGCGTTGTATATAGTGTTTCGGAAGTTAACATCCTCGGAACCATTGTATTCTACAATTGCGTCCTCCGTATCTTGGGTAAAATACATTTTAGATTTACCCTTCTTCCTTCGACGTCTTCTTTTTATTGGTTTTTTTGGAACTTCTGTTTTCTGGGGTTTTTCTTTTGCTACTTTTGTTACTTTTTTTGTTTTTGTTTTAGTCATGTTCCATCCTTAACCTTTTTTTTAAAACTCTGTATAAGTTCTTTAATTCCTGTGAAGACCGCCCCCACCTCGTCGTCCTTTTCAAATATTTGTTGACTATCCAATTCAGTCACTGTTTCATTTAATGTATCTACATCATCCCTCGTTTGTAGTATCCATTGTTCATATGTTTTGTTTTTGTTGTACAAATTCCATATAATATACATTAGAATGCATATAAACATCGACCCCCCACTTACTAAAATATATACATATATATCTGCCATAACATATTACACTAAACACAAAAAATTCCAATCTGTCAACACTAATATAGAACTTACTATTGGCCATCCGTTTCCATCCCATAGGTTTCTGACAAAAACACTAACTGCATCTCCGCATGTGTGTTCAATGTAATTGGTTATTGTTTTCCCACTCATATGTGCATATAAAATAAAACAAGAACCATTGGGGATATACTATAAATTTCCATCAAAGACAACAACAGTATATATAAAATATTATTTTTTTCTGTCGTTGTCCTGTTCTTCTGTTTCTACGTCAGTTGGTGGTATGTCCGTTCCAACATTTCCGACAAAACTGCCAGATATATATCCAGACACATACCGGGCACTGGCAATGGCATCTTCTTGAGGAAGGGATTTGTTGTAATATTCCATTGAACTTCTCTTCCACGGAACATAATATGGACCCATATTCTCCGGTTCCTCTTCTTCGGTGTCATAGAGTGGGGTGGATGTAATGTTCTCGTCCACAATTTCTCGTTCCGGTTTGTTTGGTATTGGTGTTGGGGTAGGAGTTTCTTCTGGAGTCGGAGTTGGTGTGGGAGT